GAATGATCCTGCTCGGCTCGTTCCGAGCTACGTTCCGAAGGAGCATCAGGCGAAGGCGCTAGCCGAGATCGACGCCGCGGAAAATACGAAGCGGATGAGCAAGACGATCATGGACGCCTTTGATCAGGCGACGACCGAGAATACGGCGCTCAAGACGGGTTTCGGGGTCGTCCGGACGCCGGCCTCGGTCCTGGCGCTTCATCAGGCGATGCAGCCCACGTTCAAGGACCTTGAGGGGACCGTTCGCCAGGCCGCCATGGATAACACGTTCCGGAACGTGACGCCTGCGCCCGGCGATACCGCAAAGACGATCGCCGAGAAGCGCCAGGCACTCCAGGACTACCTTCAGTCGAAGGCGTCAGCACCCACGGCCCGCGCTTACGGGATTGATCTGAGTAAGTATGACAGCACGTCGGCTTATCAGGCTCCGAACAGGTCGACATCTAGCGGCGGTTCATCGATTCTGAACGGCCAGGAGGCGAATGCTTCCGACAAGGCTCCGGGCTCGGCCGGAGGCTTCTCCCTTTCTGCGATCAGGGCGGAGCTCGCGCGCCGGAAGGCCAGTAAGGGGAAATAATGGCGGACCTGTCGCAATTCTCTACCGCGGATCTTGAGGCGATGGCAAAGGGCGATCTCGGATCTGTCTCCGATCAGGGCTTGCAGCTCCTGCATGACGCTGCTCAAGGCGGCCCTTCCGCAGGCGAGGCCTTGGGCCGCGGTGCCGTTCAAGGGGCGACTCTGGGCTTTGGCGACGAGCTCTCAGGCTTGGGCGGCGCGCTCGGCACAATGGCGGGCTCAAGCCCGATCGTCCAGGCGCGGGATCCGGCCCTTCAGGCGAAGCTCGAGCGCGGGCCCACCTTCGGGCAGGCTTATCGTGAGACGCGAGACGAGGCGCGCGCTGCGAATGAGGCCGCGCGGGCGGCTCACCCATGGCTTTATGGCGGCGCCGAGATCGCGGGATCCGCCCTGCCGATGGCAGCAGGCGGGATGGCCGCGAAAGCCGCGGGCATGGCCGTAGGGCCGGTCGCGGGAAGCGCCGCCACGGGTGCCGCGATGGCCGCCGGCGGGTCGAACGCGGATCTCACCCAAGGCGAGGGTGGGCAGTTTGCGATCGACACAGGCATCGGCGCTGGAGTCGGCGCAGTGATCCCGCCCGTCGTCGATGTCGCGGGCGCCGGAGCGCGCAAGCTCGGCCAGGGCGCGGGCGCGCTCATAAGGAAACTTTTCGCGAGCGGCTTTAGCATTCCCGAGAAGAATATCGGCGCCTATATGGCCGATCGCGCGGGGATCAACGCGGCGCCTGACGTCGAGACGATCAAGACCGGGATTGATGCGGAGGTTGAGAAGCTGAAGGACGCCGTAGACGCAGGCAAAATGAGCGTGAAAGACGCAAAGATTGCACTCGGGGACATGGGATTTCAGACAGGCATAGATACAAATCATGCTGAGACCATGTACAAGCAGGCCGCAGCTGCCGTCATTCAGCCGATCAAGGACACGCCGGCTCCGACCGCGATCGCGCATGACATCGTCAACGCAGTCGATGATCTCAAGCAATCCGTCATCAGTCGGGCCAATGAGGCCTGGAAACCGCTCGAGGCATCGACCCAGACCCTGCCGACAAAAGTGGTCAAGGGCCAGGTCACCCAGGCGATCAATGGACTCAAGATCGGGGGAGCGCAAGGCGGAGCCGTGGGTCAACAATCCCAGGCTGCTATTGCAAGCCTTCAGGCGCTCCGGGATCAGCTCGACGGGCTTCCGGCAAAGCTTCCCATGACCCAGGTGAAGCAGATCGTCCAGAATCTCGACCGCGACATCACCTACGTCGGCCGCGCGGGCGAATTCATGGACCCAGCTTCGCAGGAGAAGCTTGGGATCCGCCGCGGGCTAGATCAGTATATGAAGCGGAACGTCCCAGGCTATGCCCAGGCCATGGCGCCCGTCGCGCAGGATACGGACCTACTTCATCAGGTGAGCAAGCCTTTCGGCGATGAAATGAGCGCGATCAATCGCCTGGGACCGACTATCTCCGGACCCAAAGGCGCGCTCATTCGTCAGCAACTCGAGAAGCTCGAGCAGGCGACAGGCCGCCAGGGCGCCTTCACGGGTCCGATCGATCAATACACCCGGGCGCAGGCCATCCTGAAGGATCCCAAAGCGGTCGAGGCCCTTCAGCAGGCCGTCCCGGAATACCAGGCCTATCAGAAGGCGCTTCAGCAGAAGGATATGATGACGCCTCAGTGGAAGCGTACTGAGCCGGGGCTTGCCTCGGCGCAAGCCAAGCTCGAGCAGGCGCAGCAGGTCTATGAGCCCGTAAGCAGGCTCAAGCCCGGATCCACTGAAAGCGCGATCCGGAGCTTCGGACGGCCCGCGGGGCCGCCTATCGAAACGCGGAACGCGCTGCAGGCGTTAGATCAGCAGGCCGGGACGAGCTTCACGAAGCAGGCCGAACAACGGGCGCTTCTCGACTCTTTCGGCAAAAACGCGACTCGCGGCTCCCGGAACACCTTGCTGGGAGGCGCCATTGGCGCCGCTGTGCATATGGCTCTGGGGGGCGGAATCGGGGGCGGGATTGAAGGCTTCATGGGCGGCGCTGCCGTTGGCAGACTGGTGATGGATGAATATGGCCCTAAAGCCGGCAAGATGATCCTCGACCAGATCGGGAAGCTTTCCGAAAAACCCAGCATCAAGACGATCCGGAATATGAGCCTTCCGCCTGCGGTGAAGCAGGATATGGAGCGCGCTTTCAATATGTATTGGCTTGATCGCGACCGCATTAATCCTGCGCGAAGCGTTGCGGGCAAGAAAGAGAATCAGAAAGGAAAGACGAGCCCATGAACCTCGCACCCGTATTCAAGCAGCAGTTCTTCGACAATAACGGCGCGGTGCTCGCAGGCGGCAAGCTCTACTCCTACCTCGCGGGCACGACCACGGCGCAAGCGACCTACGCGAACGCCGCGGGCACCGTGAACGCGAACCCCGTCGTGCTCGATAGCGCGGGCCGTGCTGACGTGTGGCTTGATCCCACGATCGCCTACAAGCTGGTGCTGCAGGACGTGAACGGCGTTCAGATCTGGAGCGAGGATAATATCCAGATCCCGATCGTGGGCCTCGCGTGGAACGCGAACCAGACCTATAGCCAAGGCAGTATCGTCCAGGACGCCTCAGGCCAGGGCCTGCTTTATGTTTCGCGCATCAATAATAACGTGAACCAAGCTCTGACTAACGTGTCGGCCTGGCGCGTGCTGGGTGGAAACGTCCAGACGTACTCCTCAAACACGAATCTCGCCGTGACCGATGACCTGGTCCGATCCAACTCCACTTCGGGCGCGCTCACGCATACGGTTCCGCCGTGCTCCAGCACGCCGATCGGTAAGCGCATCACGGTCAAGGACGTTGGCACCGGCGGATACACGACTTCGGTCAAGGGCTCGGGCACCGATACGATCGACGGGAATAATATTTACGCGACCGCGCTGATTCAGTATCAGTCCGCGACCTTTGAAAACAACGGCACGTCCTGGGACGTGCTTGGAATTATGGGGGACGGCGCGGTCACTTCCGCAAAGCTTGCTACAGGCGCGGTTACACAGGCGAAGTTGGCACCTCGGGCAACCGGAACGACAGTAGTGGCAGGGGGTGTAGCGGTCAGCGCAAGCTCAGGGGCATTCTCTACAAGCAGCACATCGTATGTTGACGTCACGAATCTTGCGGTAACCCTCACGACAACGGGGCGTCCCGTGATGGTCGGGGTAGTTTCCGACGGGTCTGGAAGCAACTCGGTAATGGAATCATCCGATGCCACGCAAAACCCATTACTGAAATGGAAGATATTAAGGGGCGCGACAACCATTTCTAGTGGCAGCCTGAGTTCACCTGGCACCGGGCTCTTGAGCTGCGCTCCAGTCGGATTTATTTTAGATGCGCCGGCTGCCGGAACCTATACCTACAAGCTTCAAATTTCATCGAATTCGTCCGCGACCACAAGCGTGGCGTTCTGCTCCCTCGTCGCCTACGAGCTGTAATCGCGCTAGTTCAAAACCTCATCGCTCGCCCGCACCACGACCAGCCGCGCGCGCTTCTTCGCGCTGCGCGCCTTTGCGCCCAGCTCGAGCAAGAGCTCGTACGCCGCGCGCACGCACGTGTCGCAGATGTTAGGCGAGCCGTCCTGCCCGTCCTCGTCGACGACAAAGAGCACCGTGTGGTCCTCCTGCGGGCGGATACAGAAATGGCAGATGGGCTGCTCATCTCTTGGCAGCTTGGGCGGCAGCGTCGTGCGCGCCATCAGTGCGACACCTTCACGACCACGCGCACGCGCTCCTGGCGCCGCTCGCGGGGCGAACCGGTATCCCGCACCTCGCGCTCACCGGTTCCGCGCCGGTCGATCCATGTCGGTGGAGCGCCGGGCCGGTACGTCTCGCGCACGGCGCTTGCTATCGCGCGCTTCTCCGCGCGCTCCATGGCGCGGGCGTGCGCCTGCGCGGCCTGGCGCGCTGTGAGCTTCTTGCGGGTCATGCTGAGGCCCTCGCGGATGCGCTTGCGTCCGGGCGCGCGGCTCTCACGCGGGCGCGGCAGATCGCCACGTACTCGCGCTCGCGCTCAATGCCCACGAAGCGAAAGCCCGCGGCTTTGGCTGCGACGAGCGTCGAGCCGCTGCCTGCGAACGGGTCGAGCACGCAGCCGCCCGGGGGCGTGATCATGGTGATCAGGTAGCGCATAAGCTTCAGGGGCTTGACCGTTGGATGGGCGTTGCCGCGCGGTTCAGTCTGCGCGGCCTCGTAACCGCCTTTCGGATGGCGCGGGTCAATGATCCACTTGCTGCCGATAAGATTGCCTTTATTGCGCGCCTTCGCGTTCACTTCACGCTTCGGCAGCCCCTCGCAGCCTGCGTTGCGCTCGCGGCGGCTCGGTTTCGGGATATAGGCGAATCTAGCGCCGTGGAATAAGTCGTTTCCCGGTATCGCCGGGAACTTGGACGCGCTCAGGTCGGACGCGAAGCTCTGCTCGCTTCTTTCCAGCGTGGTGATGATGCCGGTGACAGTCGATGCACATCCACATGACTTCTTCGGGCCTTGAATAGTCGAAATGATGGCGGTGCTGGCCTGGCTTCCGGCAAAGGAAGCAAGGGCGTGGCTCAGGATTTGTCTTTTGAGCGCGAGTGTAGAAGCCCGCCCACGAGGTAATACCTTTCTTGGGAGTCGCTTTGTTTTTACAGCGGCGCGAACAGTAGTTGTTACGCACTTCGCGCACAGGCGTTCCACATACGAGGCAAGGCGGGCGTTCCTTAACATGGACGAGGAGCATACTGCATTCGCGTGAGCAGCAGACGGTTCCTCGTTTTGACTTATTGCTTGCGTAGTCCTCGAACTGCTTCCCGCACTGAACGCAGACAAACCGTTGTTTCGGCCGTTGCCCACGCGCCCGAGCCGTGGCTTTTCCTGAGCAGACTTTCGAGCAGAACCGGCGGCGTGGTTGGACGGGATTAAGTCCGCAGACTGGGCATAACATGCGGCACGTATAGCATCTTCCGCTCCCGGCGTGAAGGTTTTGAAGAAGCGCGAGGCGCCGCCTGAGTCGGCGCGCGTGTACTTGGCTCCGTACTCGCTAACCGCATTGCCAAACATGGCGCCTTGAGACTGCCCGCGCGACTTATTCCCGCGCCCGTGCAGCGTCCCACTCTGCGCATCCAGCTCTCGCGCCGCCTCGGGCGAGAGCACGAGGTTCGCGGGCCAGCGGCCCAGCTGGGACGGCTGGGACGGCTGGGACGTTTTCGCGACCTTGTAGCCGTGTCCAGCGCTATTCACGCCCTGCGTGACTTGCGGGACCATGCCCGCGACCCGTGAGGCGTCGATATTGATCGCGCCCGTGCCGTGCCGGAGCACATTGCGCGCGACGTTGCGCTCGGAGAGCGGCTTGCGCACGAGGAGCCACTCCTCGGCGGCGGGCTTCGTGGCCGTGCCCCAGCCTGCCCACTGCTTCGCGGCCTGGGTCGCGGGGGCGGTCAACTGTGCCGCAGGATGATCCGAGCCATGACCGGAAAGAGTATTGCCATTTGCCTCGCGCCCGAATCCGCTGTTTCGAGGCGAAAGGTAGCGAGGATCTGGTTTCAGCCCGACCACCCTCCTCTTTTTTCCCGCGGCTTTATCAATCGCCTTGCTCACGTCGAGCGATTTCGGAAATCCGCTGCCGAACAGGTGATAATGTTTTTCGCGTATCTCAAACCCCGCGTCCTCGCACGCAAGCGCAGTCCAGTGCGCGGTCCTGGGCATGGCCCAGACGAAGGCATGCGCGCCGGGTTTCAGTACGCGGAGCGCTTCAACCATCACGTCGCGCATCCACGCGACCCACGCATCGCGCCCGCCCTTGTGGTGATCCCAGGCTTTGCCCATGAAGGAGATCCCGGCCGGTGGATCCGTCACCATGCTATCGACCGAGTTTGCAGGCAGTTTGCGGAGTTGCGCCAGGCAATCGCCGCGCAGGATACGTGAACGTGGACTCATCCCGCCAATTGTGGCGGAAATAATTACACAAAATCAAGAAACAATTGACGCAGGACCGTTTCGGCGCGGGAAACGATCGCGCCCCCCTTGCGCGCGCCCCACGTTCCGCGCGAGAATGATGCGCGCCACGGAAGGCGCCTTTTCACGTGGGGCGGGTGAGCGCTGGCCGCGTTCCGACGCGAGCTGCCTCCGCAAGCTGCCGCACGGGCCCGCCCCGACCCGTATGTGAATTCACATACGGCGAGCGGCTTACGTCCTCAGTCCTCCGCCAGCGCCCGCGCCTCAAGGGCCCACGCCTCGCGCAGGTCGCCCGCTAGGCGCGCCTGGGCGGTCCTGAGCGCCGCTTCAAAGTCGGCCGCAAGGTCTGGGCCTGGGATCGCGGGCAGGATCGCCTGGAGCAGATCCAGAAGCGCCTCCTGCCACTGTTCACGTGTCACGGGTTCACTATCGCGCATAGGGTTCACCCCCCTTGCGTGAACATTTTACGCAAGCGGCGCGCCATTGCTAGAGCGCTGGCGTCAGAATTGCTTCGACGTGAGCGTAACGGCGCGTACAAGCGTGTTCAGTTAGCTCTTCTCCTAGTGTACGCCCCCGCGCTTGGTCCAGCCTGAGCGCGGGGGTTTTACGCTCACGCCGCCCCCCGCCCGCGCCGGAGCCGCTCGCGCTCAGCGCGGAGGCGCTCGACGAGATCTGCCTGCGCCTGCGTCTCGCTCAGGTGCTCGCCGTGGGCTCTGAGGAGCGCGAGCCGCGTCTCCGCGTCCCGGATCATGTGATCGAGCTGCAGGAGGCGGGCCTGGACGGCGGGCGTCCTGCGCAGCACGCTCATCGCATCCCCCAGACGAGCGCCGCAAGGAGCGCCGCGAGCGCAAGCGCGCAGAGGATCGCGAGTGCGCGGTCCACGTTTCGCGGGGTCATGGCATCGCAGCCTGTTTGCAGACGGAAGGATCTTTGCCGGCCTGAATGCAGGTTGTGAAGTTTTTCTCCTGCATGTTACAGGCGCGCAGTATCAGTCCACCCAGGACCAGGATCAACAGGCACGCGCCCACTGTCGTGCAGATCATAAAGACGTTCTCCTGATTCATCGTTTCTCCTCGCGCTCCGGTGAGGCCGCGTCGCCATCCGTAACGGATTCGTTACGCGCGCTCGCGTATGAGTCGCGTTTTATACGCTCCTGCGCATCTGCGCCCGTGGCGGCCAGGGCTTCGAGGGCGTCCACGAGTGGGCCGCTATCGAGACTGTTGCGCTCATGCTCAAAGAAGGCGTGCAGGTCCTCCACGAACCGCTCAGCCGCCTTCGCCACGCGCCGAAGCGCCTCGTTCTCGGCAAGCAGGGCGAGGATTCGGTGAGACGACCACGCTGTCATTGCGCCTTCGCCCCACTTGGCAATGTCCGCCAGAGCCAGCCGCTTTATTTCATCCTTGTCCATCGTCCTTCTCCTTCAGGGCTTCGCGGGCAATCTGCTGAACGCACGGATATGCGCTATAGTGGGCCTGGCAGAATTGGTTGTGGTCATACTCACATGGGTCAGGGTCGGTGACGCCCTCCAGCGCCCGGCGCAGGCGCATCTGGACCTTGCACGCCATCTCAGTCTCACGCGTCCTGCGGTTGGCCTCTTCGCGGTAGTGCTCCACCTCGGCGGCCAGGCGGTCGCGGCCAATGACCGCTTCGGCGTGCTTCACGCGAGTCGCGGCAAGCTCGCGCTCCAGCTCCGCGATGCGCGCGTCCCGTGGGTAGGGCTGCTCATGGCATGCGAGTGCGGCGCATTTTCCTCGCAGCTTGCCATGCTCGCAGCGAAGTGGGTCGGGCTGCGGCGGGGTGGGCTGGGGTGCTGAGATAGCATTGCAGCGATGCACTTTTGCGTCTGTATACTTGTTGCAGTACGCGCATTTTCTACCCATCGCGCTCCTCCTCCTTCGCGGAACCGGCCAGGGCGCGGATGCGCAGGGCGACCGTCTGGCACGCGAGAGCGCCCGAGTGGTCGAAGTCGCCCTTGCAGATTTCGCCCTCGTGATGCGCCAGCCGCTCAGCGTCCCCGAGCCCCGCTGTGTAGGCTTCGCGGAGTTCCTGGGCGATGAACGCTTCCAGATCCTTGGCCGCGCTCGTCGCGAAGCCATAGCGTGTGTAGAATTCCGCGACGATCCACTCTGATTGCGCCCCCCAGTCCCGCACGCCAGACTTATCATCGTGTTTATAAGGCTCGCTCATAGGCCCTCCCCCGTGAGCGGGTCAAACCCGCGCTCAGCGCACGCCTTGTAAAACTCCTCAGCGACCGTGTTCAGCATGTCGCGCCTCGATGGCGGGTAGTCGCCGTGCTTCTGCTGCTGCCTGAGCCACGCCGCGAATTCCGCGAGCGCCAAGGCGTAGCTTGGCCCGAGCCGGAACGTGTCGTACTCATCCTGCTCCTCGGGAAGGCGAAAATAGTACGCTACCTTGGGCATGGCCGCTCCTCCTCGGTGCCGAGCTTCCGTTGCAGCTCCGCCCACCACTCAGGTTCACTGAAGCGTTCTGAGAACGTGATCGCATCGCACTCCTCGTAGTCCGCGCTGCTTGCGTCGGGCCAGAATTTCTTGAGCTGCCTACGGTTCCGCAAATACGCCACGACAACGGCCGAGCCGTCGTTCCCGCTATAACCGCTGCACCAGAACGGTCCAGGCGGCGGCCATTTCACGGGACGCGGGTCGCCGCTCTTCGCGTAGAAACGCACACGGACCCACTTCCGCGCCTCCGCCTCAAGCCGGGTGCTCACGCCAGATCCCCCTCGGGGTGCTCGGGGTCGCCGGGCGTGGGGGCGGGAGCCGCATCCGCGCGCTTCACGATATCGTCCACGTAATCGCACTGGGCGCCCGCGCGTTTCAGCGCTCGCGCGAGCGCGATGAACGGCGGCTCATCCAGGTCATCGCGCCCCAGGGTCCTGCATGCGCCTGCCATCCAGCCCAGCGCCATCAGGCCTGCGGTTGTCCAGTTGTCTTGCTTCGCTTCGCTCATCGCTCACGTCTCCTTGCGCCTTGCGCGGGTGGGGTGGGGCCGCTCTGCGGGTATCCCCTTAAGCGAGCAGCTAATGCGCCGCTCAGGTCAAATGCGTGCGTCTGCGCGGCTGTTATTCGGCTGTTTAGGCATGCGGAAATGCTCACGCCCGCGCCTCCTCGCCCCACGGCATGCTGAGCTGGCGCGGATCACGCATCCGCGCCTCGCGCTCCTTGTGCCAGCACACGGGGCCGAGCTTGCGCTTGCGGGAGCGCTCCGCGAACAGGCGCCCCTCGCAGCGCGTGCAGGGCACGTAGGGCGCCCACTGCAAGTCTGCGTCTGCGGGGTCGGGCGCGTGGGGGTGTTTCGGGGGCGGGGTCATTGGAGGACCTCCCGCTCGCGCGATGGCGCGGGTTTGGGCACATCCGGCGTTTGTGTTCCGTACTTTTCGGTGAGAGTCAGGTTCAAGGCGTGTTGGAACTCTTGAAGCATAGTCAAATCATCATCCCAATCCCATCCACTGTGGCCGCAGGAGAACCCAAGGGTCAGATTGGTTTTCTCCTTCAGGAGCCGAATCGCATCGATCAGCGTTTCCAAGTCCACTATCTTTCCATTCATAATTTCTCCTCTTAAAATCCAAAAACTCTCCCAGGGTAGTTAACCCTCCGAGAGGTGCTCTCCCGCTTGATCCTTGCAAACCAAAGGACTTCGGGGTTCCTCATTCCCGATCCCCATTCGAACGGGTCGGTCGGCAGTTTGACCGACCCGATGGCGGGAAATCCCGCCGACGGCCGAAGGCCGTGGTTCCCCTGCCAAGCACTGCTTACATACCCGACCCTCAAAGTTCCGACTGTTCGGGTGAATGGGCTCCCGGCAGGTAAGACAGAGATACCGAACGCTTGAGCACTTATATCGTCTCTTATACGTGCGAATCCCCTTCTCATCTCCATACTTGGCGTCTCTTTTCATCGAGCGATTGCTGTAGAACATGTCTCGTGGTTCCTCAAAACGGGGCAAAAACCGCCCACGAAGCCACAGTGTCTCATTGCGTAAACACCGGACTTATGGGATATGGGCGGGGTACTTCATTGACGGGTGCGGATTTACGGACTGGCCTGTTGCTCTTTTGAAACTTCCCGGCTGCCCCTACCGACCCGTTGGCTGAATCTGTTTGCGGCAGAGACAGCCTGGTAGATGAACATGACGCCCGACCCGAGAAACTGGGCCGGGCGTTTTCATTTCCTGTTTAACTGGCTGGTCCGGCCCGCGCGTCAGGCTTGATCAGGCGGATCACGCCGTCGGCCAGGACCTCGATGCGGTCCTTGAACGCGGTAAGGTATTGCTCGCGGGTCATCTGGACGCCGGTGTCCTCGGCGGCAAGGGCCAGGTCCTCCTGCCAGATCCGGTTAGGACCGGCTGAGTCCTCGAGGTAGAGCCAGAAGACCTTCTGAGCCGGCGGCAATCCAAGGAACCAAGGATCATTCCAGCGGTCGGGATCACGTTGCTGCAGGAACATAGGAGCATGGGCCTCCTGGGGCCCAGTACTGCGTTGACGTTGGCACTGCGGGATGCGACTGGCGGTTAGCGCCCGGGCTCTTTTCATTTCGGCGGGGCGCGCTCGCGCTCCTTCAGCTCCATCAGCTCGACGACGACATTGTGAACGGCCACATTGAGCCCGCGGCCGTGCTCCATGCCGGACGGATCGTAGGTGCGATGCCGCTCGGCTATGGTCAGCGCCTCCTCGATCCCGGCGCGCCGGCCGTCTTGGATCGCCTGGGCGATCGCCGCCACCATGCGCTCCTCGTAGGAGGCGTTCTCCTTGTCCCAATAGATGCGGCGGAATAGTTCCCGCGCTTTCTGCTCAGGTGCGCTCATCGGGCGCCTCCCGCGAAAGCTTGCGTTCCGGGGCGCGGGCGGCGACAATCATCTGCTTTGAATTGAGACGCCCCCCAGATCATTACAAGTTTTCCGAGCGCGGTGCCCGACTCCCATCCCATCAGCGTATCCACCTTAGGCGCGTCCACAAAAGCGCGCGCCTCAACGTTCACTCTGTACATTTCTCTTTTCCCTTGCCTCGGGCGCCGACGCGCCCTATAAGCAGGGGCGTCTCTCAGCGCCGGTCACGAAACTGCGTTGAAAGTTGAACATCGAATCGAAACCCCGGGGGCAACTGCCACGCACCCGGGGTTTTTTCATTTCGGCGGCCCGCGGATCATCGCTTCGTCCTCCTGGCCGCCGCACTCCGTTTGCGTTTCGGCGCGCACTCGGCCGAGCGGTGCGCGAGCTCCCTCCACATCATGATGCTGGATATGGCCGAGCGGGCGCGGGCGCCTTCGGTGCCCCAGTCGTCGGCCGCGTAATACTTGAGCGTCTGCATCGCGACCCACAGGGCGTGCTCGAGGTCGGCGTGCACGGAGCACTGAACGGGGCAGCGGGGGCGCTTCGGGGCGCGGCTCATCGGGCGCCTCCCGCGAAAGCTTGCGTTCCGGGGCGCGGGCGGCGACAATCATCGTTCCAACTCAGCAGCGCAACGCTGCCGCAAGCGGCCAACTCCGCATTGGATTTGTGCCGTTTTTGTGTCGCTTTGTCTCGGGCACGTCGGGAAATTAAGGGAAATTTAGGGCAATTTAGGGTGTGACGCTTAAGCAGGCGCTCAGGCGTAAGTGTGCGTTTATATTGAGATGGACAGGAGCGGCAATCAATAGTATCGATTTCATCTGATGAAAGTGACGCAGTTGAACTGCGGAGCCAATCTCTCTTTATCAAAAATGCGTCATCTCGATTATGTGCCAAATTTGTGTCGCTGATCATTTAGGGTAACTCCGGGAATAATTGGGACGCGATCCGCTCCGAGTCCTGAGCGATGACCCGGGTGTCCTGCGCCTCAAAGTGGATGTAAGTCCGCATCGCCTCCTCCAGGCTCAGGTCGTGCTGGTAGCAGGTGAGCGCGTGATTGATCCCAGGCGTCTTAAACAACTCAGTCAGTCGGGTATGGCGAAGGTCGTGCGGGGTGTATTCCGGATTCACGCCGGCTCGAGCGATGGCTCCGTGCCAGCCCTCCAGGATCTTACTCATGGGCTGATTGGGGTTCCCCTCGCCCGGAAAGAAGTACGGACTCTCGCCCGGGAGGCGCTCGACCAGGATCCGGAGCGCCGGGCCAGGGACGACGAACTCATACGCCCGGCGGTTCTTACTGTCCTCCTTCCTGATTCGGAGGATGCCTGCTTGCCGGTCGAGCCGATCCTTCTTGAGGTTCCGGATCAGCCCCGGACGCTGGCCCGTGAGCCGCTGCAGGATCATCCGATCCCGCCAGATCCGGTTGGCCGCGGCGACCATCTTTTTGAAATCCTCATCCGGGATCAGCATTCCCTTTTTGCGATGGTCCTCCTTCTCCTTGTCGAAGGGGAACTTGAGGCGCTCGCGCACGACGCCCTTATCAAAGAGATACTTGCCCAGCGTGACAAAGTGCTTCCAGTGATTGAAAAGCGAGCGCTCCGGGAAATGAAGTCTGAAGTGCGTCTTGTAATTGATCCAGACCGGCGGCTTCATGTCCCGGGCATAAAGGCACGCGCCCGCCTCGACATAGGACGGGAACGGGCATGGCTTCAGGCCGCCTTCGGTGTACGGACATTCGCCATTCAAGAATGGCTTGATATGGAGCCTGTAATGGATCTCGGCGCCTTGAGAAGTGTCCTTGTCGAGATGAGCCTTATTGGCCACGATCTCATCGCAGACGGCCGCGGTCCTGAGATCGGGCTTCTCCGAGTCAGGCTTCTTTCCGTGGCGCCATTCGCTGATGAGCTGATCGGCGAAGCGCTGGGCGCGGCGCCAGTCTCGAAGGTCGCAGTACTCGCGCGGGAGATTCTCCGTATGCCGCTTGCCGTCTTCCTGGATGCGAATCCGGAAGGTCGTCTTGCGGACTCCGAGGCGCACCTCCAGGTGCCGCGAAGGCTGGACCTTGGCATTGTCCCATCCGCCCTCGGGCTCCTCGAGAACGTCTCTGAGCTTGCGCCACGCTGCCGTGCTCACGGCCCCTTACTGCCTCGCCTGTTGCCGACCTGGCGCCTGTCCCAGGCGTCCAGCTCGATCACGCGGAATTCCCAAGTGCCGTCGCGCCTAAGATCGCCCTCGGGACCGTAATCCGGGTAACGGTTCGGATCGCGGCGCATGAGGCTCAGCCTGTTGCGAAGGGTCTTTGGGGTCATCTCCAGATATTCAGCCGCCAGGATCAGAGGCAGGCGCTCCAACCGTTTGAGCTCCGCCTTACGCTCCTTCGGGATGAACCGGCTTGGCTTGCGCGATTCTGTATCCATTTCTCCCTCAAGTGATAAGCCCGCGGGCCGGCTCGTCCGGCCGTGATGCAAATGGCGTCATCCAGCCATGTATGGCATCGCGTATGCCCCGCCGCGAGCTGTACGTGGTTACTCGTTCGCCGCTTTCTTCCGCGCGGTCGTGGTTTTCGCTTTCTTCGCCTTCACGCCCTTGCGCTTGGTGCCCGCTCTGGCGCCGGTCGCTTTACGTGCCTTCCCGCGGGCGTAGGGGCCCGTGCCCGGTTTTCCAGTAGGCATCACGCTACCCTCGTTTGCTGGACGCCGCCGCCCTGGCCGAAGTTAATGTTCCCGATCAGGTTCTTAACGACGGGCAAGCCCAGGGCGATAGCGCCCATGGCCTGCTGCGAGGCCTGCTCCGGGCCGATGCCCGTGCCCAGGAAATGCGTATAGAGGCCGACCCATACGTACCAGAAGCTGTCGGGCATCTGGTTGAACAGGGGCAGGAACTGCTGGATCTGTTCCGGGTTTACGTTCTGGAGGTTAGTATTGGTCATTGTGTCGTCCTTAGTTGACGTACTACGTTTTGGCTCGCTTTCTTTGGTTTCGTCAGCGGGGCCCGAAACCACAGTCCCCGCCTGTCACCCGTGCTCGTGCTGAGCGGCTTCATCCCGGTGACTCAGACTATCGCGCTCACGGCGGCGAAACGCCGACGCCGGGTGATGAGCCCAGCATCCCCCTTGTCCGGTCTGCAGCCCGGATTCGAGGGTCATCACTTATTCACCAGGGCACGTCGTCCCCGGGCTCCCCTGCAGGAGCGTTTGCGGGCGCGCGAGGCGGTGCTTCCGCCTTGCGCGCGACAGGAGTCACATTGCGAATGGCGGCAGCACCGCCTGCCCTGGGCGGTGTTCGATTCGTTGTCGTGTTTCGTGTTTCGTGGATCGTTTGAGCGTGGTTAGCGTTGCCCCGAGACCCTCGTGTGCTGCTTTGAGCGTTGCGGCTGGTCACTTCCGCTACTTGATTGGGCTCGGCATCGTTATCATCGTCAGCAGAGATGTTCAATAGGGCGGAAAGCAGGTAGCGTTTTCCGTAAGTAATGGCAGAGCCGATCTCCTTTGCTTCAGCCTGCACCGGGAGCGGATAGCGTGAGGCGATCCACTGACCCGATGAATGCAGAAGGGTCGTGACCAACCAATATCCCTGCTCATCGAGTTCGGTTGTATGGACGATCGAAATACCGTTCTTGCCGAGCGGCCCGCGCGCGGCCTCCGTGATGGCGCCCAGGTCAGCGTAGTGGAAGGTATAGCGACCCCCGGTCCGGGTCTGGACCTGGACGGTGCGGTTCTTTTCGGGAGGGGCGAGTTCGGCCTGCGCCTTCGCGAGCGCCTCTGCCAGTGCCTGGATCTGATCGCTTTTGTACTTCATGACTTGCTCCCTTTCCCGAACCGGACGGTCACGGTCTCAATGGGCGCGCCCCGGTATTTCTCCAGGTCGATCGATTTCAGCTCCGGGATCTTCGCGTACTGGACGTTCCCTTTGCGGAGCGATCGGGTGAAAGTGATCTCGCCGCAGCGGATGCGCCGGTGCTTTTCGTACTCCTTAGCGATAGCTTTCTTGAGCTTCTCGAAATGAGCCTCGGCCTGGTCGAGCACGGCGCGCGCGGCTTGCAGTTCCTCGAAGCGCGGGTCATCCTCGACGACGAGCGTGTCGCGGTCGCTGGGCTCGGGCGCCTCGCCGGCGCGCAGGTCCCGCATGAACGCTTCAGCAAGTCGCGCAATCTCACCCTGGTAGGAGGGATCCGGCTCAATCTCAGCTACGGCTGCCTCGCCATTCGGATCGGTAGCGAAGTACATGCATTTTTTTGCGCCGCTCACAAGCAGCTGGGCTTGAATCTGGCAGATATGGTGCGGCTTGAACTGATGGTTCTTCATTTCAGCCAGGGAGCTTGTGCCCATGTATTTGGCTTCCAGGATCACGTCGCCCGATTCATCATGCCCATCGAGCGAAGCAAGTAACTCGGGATGCTCGACTGATACGAGTACCGACGGCGCAAAGCGAATCCCCATGTGCGAGAGGATCCATTCGCGTGCCTGTGCCTCGGCTTCGTAAGCTTTTGCGAAGAGGCCGACCCTGAAATCATCAATCGGCATCTCGCGGCCGAAGAGTTTCTCCTCGTATAGGTCCAGACGGGACTGGTAAGGGCTGATGCCGAACAGGACGGGCGCCTGGCTTGCCGTCAGGTATTGTCGCCTGATCGCCTTCCATTCCTCAGTGCCCTGGGCGACGTTGATTTTACGGTAGCTCATAATTCCTCTCCGTATCCGTGCGACCTAAGCACTTGGATCATGTTTGCGCCCTCCCACGATCCGGGGCGCCGGATCGCATAGGCAACGTCTTGCATCAGCAGGTTCGCGAGCTTCGTCACCGTCAGCTCGCCCCGGGAGCAGTCCACCTTGCCCTTCGTGCGCTTGCAGAAATCCTCGATCAGCTTCCAGTCCTGCTGATCGAGTTCGAGTCTCGGCCTGAACGTGGTCACGCTACTTCCTTCCGTTCCCCCGCGCCCCCGGGCCGATGATCCACAAACACGCGCTCAATCACGGGCCGCGGCTCGCCGGGCGCGAAGCCCAGCTGCGCGAGCGCCTCGTCGAGCGTGCGCGCCGTGACGCAGATCGCTTCCACTTCGCCTGCGAACTCAATCGTGTAATCGTTCATAACCCGCCTCCCGTGCGCCACATGAGCAGCGCCCACGACGCCGCGAGCGTGAGCGCGAAGCCTACGATCCAGGACGTGAGACTTCCCGCGCTCATCGCGCACCCGCCTTCGCGAGACACGTCCTGCACATCTGCGCGTATCCCGGCCCGTCAGGGCTCACGTAAAAGCGGTCGTCCGCGCTCACGATGCGCAGATGGCGCGCCATGCGCCCGCACTGCGTGCGCGACGGGTCGCGGGCTAAGTGGAGCTTGGGCGCGCTCATCACTCCCACCTCGCGTCTTTGGCGCGGTCGAACGCCGCAGCCGCCATGTCCTCGAGCAGCTCCTTGCCGCACGTCAGGCACTCGAAGTCGTCCACGTCCGCGTGCTCGCAGTCGCAGCAGCAGGGGCGCTCATCGGTCGTGGCGGGCATCCCGCAGGTATCGCAAAGCGTGTGGGTCTGGTCGTGGAGGCTCATGCGGCACCTCGCGCTGTGCTATAGCCGCTAGAGAAGTGCCCGGCCGGGATTAGCCCCCCGGCCGAGCGCGCCCACGTCAATTGGAGGTTGAGATGGACGCTTTTCTGAAAGAGATCCTTAATCTTGCTCAGTATGTACGGGACAAAAAAATGATGCTCCTGCTGGGACTGCTGCTGATTGCATATGGCCTGATCGGGTACTTCACTCGACTGCCCCCGGCCCTTGTGATCGGTCTGAGCCTTGTAGCTATCTATGGGCCGCTCCTTGCGGTCGAGGCCGTCTTGAAGCGGATCCGCGACAGGCGAGGCGCGTTCGACGATAGCCAATACCAGGAAACCATGCGGAAGGCGCAGGAGGCGATCGATCGTTCGCGTAAAGCGAGAGGATAAACGTTTCGTGGTCATTCAATCACTCCTGTTGATGGAGCGTCCTTGCGTACTCCTGCCTTCGCCCCGCGCCCGCCGTGGCGCTTGCGTATTGCGATAACGTGTCGTATTGCGTTAGCTGCTAATGCAGTATTGCGTTAGTTGGGCCCGCTCACGCCGGCTCCTTCTGGCGGGCGCTCTAGACATTTCGCAGGAGTTTTAAAAATGGATGACAAAATAGGCCTGTTCTTCATGGTTTGCCTCGCGAGTTATCTGGAGGAAAAGGGCGTTCTGAATCGGAAAGAGTTTGCGGGCTTTCTGAAGAATAGCGCCCATGCAATGGGATTAGATTCAGACGCGAACCTGATGGGCGCGATTCAGACTCTAGAATCTGGATCGCATCTCCGAGAGGTGCCCCGCGAATGAGCGCGCGAAAGAAATCGCTCCAGGCCGCGTCCATTACGCAGTCTCCTTCTGACGGGCGCGCTGGCGTAGCGGATCGCCGTCCGGGTACCGCGCCATGATCGTGTTAATCCGATTCGCTAGACGTTCGCCGGGCGAGTACGCGCCACTGAGAATCCTCGCAATCGTGGAATGAGCAGTCCGGCATTCATCAATCAGGAGGGCCTCGTTGTACGGATCGCCTGCGATCCACTTTGCTAGTTTAGTTACGTCTACCCGAACCGATTTCATACTTAGAGTTGTAGCACGCACGCTACATAGATGTCAAATTGAAGCTACAAGGATTGTGCATGGCGCAATCCGGTGACGCCTTCGCAGGCAAACTCAAAAAGTTCAGAGCGGACCACGACCGCATGTCTCAGGATAAAGCTGCGAAAGAATTTGGATTATCTCGCGCGACGGTGAACCGATGGGAGGGCCATGGTGCGGGCGATGCGACCCTTGATGACCTTGATCGCATCGCCGCCGTCATCGGAATTAAATCTTATGAATTGATACGTCCCGAAGCGCCCGACGTGTTCCCGCCGACCCGGCGAGCGGGCGACCATCTCTCGCCGGCGCATCAGCGCATGATCGAGATCGTGGCGCATATGACGGACGATGAGGTGATTGCGCTGCTGCGCTGCTGGGAAAGCATGGCCGCGATCATGAGCCGCGCGGAGCGGAAATAGCTCACGTATTGCGCTGGAATGCCGAAGCGTGGGGCATGGACCAGAGCAAGAACGATCTGAGTTTTTTGGGTTGGATCGCCGCTATAGGCGGAATTGTGTTCATGTTGGGAGTCGTTCTGGCGATTGGTCAGCTTTGTTGGCAGACATTCGATTATTTGCGAACCGGAGCGTGGGATGAGTGGCCGGCGCTTCGAGTGTTATATGAGGCAAAGCTTTATCCTGATTGGCTCGTTAATCCGACTGGGTGGTTTGGACTGCATGAGTTGCTCGTGAAATTTTTAGTTAATTTTTCTATCGGATTCGCGATGATTGCTGTCGGTCTCCCAATAAGCATATTCTGCATGTGGCTCGAAGAGTAAATCATGAGATACACAATTCTCCTGGCGCTGGCATTCGTCGGATGCGCCCAGAATGCGCGACTTCAGAAATATCAATACGGTCTCTTCCACGGTGACGATCCGAGCCTCAAAGATCGGATTGCGCTGATCGATGGCAAATACCGTTCGGCGGCTGAGACCAATTGCGAAGCCCTTGTAAAATGGCATTCGATGGCATTCCCCACGCACGCGCCACTCTTTTGCGTGCAGCTCGCTGGCGGAGACGAATAGCGCCCCCGCCCCCGCCTCCCGCTAACCGCGCCCGCGAGCCGCTGAGGGCGTGCCTGACGCGCCAGGCGTAGCGCTAGCGCACCCCGCGCGGATACATAGCGGAAATGAAATACGCGCTCGCCGTCCTCGCCGCCCTGCTACCGTCCGCCTGCTCCGTTTACCCGCCCTATAACGTCTATGAGCAGCGCATGGCGGGCGAGGCGGAGCTAGCCAAGGCCACATACAACACGAAGGTCGCCGTCCAGGAGGCACAGGCAAAGAAGGAGGCGGCGAAATACCTGGCTGACGCCGAGGTCGCGCGCGCGCAGGGCGTGGCCCAGGCCAATAAGATCATCGGCGACTCGCTTCGGAATAATGAAGCCTATCTGCGCTGGCTCTATATCGAGGGCCTGAAAGAGAAACAGGGCCAGGAGATCATTTATGTCCCCACGGAGGCGGGCCTGCCGATTCTCGAAGCGGGCCATCGGGATCGCGTGCCCGCGCCCCCGCCGCTGCAGCGCTGATGGGCGCATATACATACATGTATGCATATATTGTATGCATACGCGCCTGCGCTGAGGGGCGTGTCCGCGGGGACATGGGGGCGCGGGGTTCGGGGCGGGGCGGGCGGCTTTTTTTCTTGTCTTATATCGAATATCGATATATGATAGATACATGATCAAGTCGATCGAAGACAAGACCACGCAGGATATCTTCGATGGACTGAACAGCAAGGAAGCCCGCAAGTTCCCACAGCAGCTTCATATAAGCGCTCGGCGGAAACTAGACGCGCTCAATGCAGCGAAAACCCTGGAGGATATGAAGGTCCCCCCGGGAAACAAGCTGGAGGCGCTTAGCGGAGATTTAGCAGGGAAGCATAGCATTCGGATTAACGATCAGTGGAGGATTGTATTTAAATGGATTGATGGAGATGCGCATGAGGTGCAGATCTGCGATTATCATTAATGGATAGAACAACGGAGAGTCACCGTATGTTACCTAAATACAGAAAGCCGACCCATCCCGGCGAAATCCTCTTGGAAGAATTCCTTAACCCTATGGGCAAGACCCAGCAGGACCTTGCTCGTCATCTAGATTGGACGTTTGCCAAAGTAAATGAGATCGTGAATGGAAAGCGCGGCGTGACGCCAGAGACTGCGCTCACGTTTGCCGATGTCTTCGGCACTACGCCCGACTTCTGGATGAACTTGCAAGCTAATCACGACCTTTGGCTGGCTCAGCAGGAGCACGAGACTGCTCCAAAGCTTGCAATGGGGTGATCCATGAGCCCATCCGAGGAAAAGGCCATAGAACTGATCACGCAAGCAGCGGAGCTGCTGGGTTGACAGATCGCTTTCCGCGGCGATGGCGAGGACGTGCAGGGCTTAATCCTGGGCGAGCCCGACTACGTCAATCGCGTTACGTCTATTCTGGACGAGCACGGCTAACCCGCGAGAAACAGCGCGCGCACGATGCGAATAGCAGCGAACCGGAGCAGTAAAAAGGGCCCCCAACCCGGCAAAAGGCGAAGACCCTTTGAGTTCTATTCCCCCATTGAATGGAGGAACCGTGCTCCACTTCGTTTTACCACTGATCCATGCCCTTTTCGATATCCTTTGGGCGCTCCTCGAACTGTTCATTAAGACGCAGAGTTGACGCGGAACTTAGGCGACCTGGGCAATGAGCTGTTCGGGTCGCCCCTCACGCGCTCAGAAACAGCGCCCGCTCCGCCTCGCGCCTGCGCACTAGGCCCGCGAGCTCGCGCCCGGCCGCGTGGGTCCAGTCGCGGAACGCATCCGCGGCGCCCATCGTGTCGCCCGCGTTCAGGCGCTTGAGGAGCGTGGAGCGCTCGAAGTTGCCGATGCCGATATTGTACGCGAGGCACACGAGCGCATCGAACGCGCTCTGCGTGAGCGGCACGCGCACGAGGTGCGTGATCTGCGCCTCGAGCGGCTCGAGGTGGACCTGCAGGCGCCTCAGCGCCTCCGCGAACGTGATGCGCATACCGTCGTAGACGTGGCACGTGTCCCCGAAGCCGATCGAGTACGGCTCGCCTCCTGTGGCCGGATCCGGGTAGGCCTCGAGCTTACAGGACTCGAATTGCTTCAGGAGCGCGAGTCCCTTTTCCGAGCACTTCATTGCCGGATCACCGCCTCGTAATCCGCCCGCGCCTCAGCATCCCCCGTGGGCACGCAGACGCGCGGGCGCTTGCCGGGATACGGCTCCGAGTAATGCGAGCCATTGGCGCCTCGGCAGCGCAGATGATCCGCGAGCGTCAAGCAGCGCTCCTCGGCCGGAGGACTGGGCGGCGTGTGCGCGCAGGCGCTAAGTGCGATCAGCGTGAGCAGCAGCGTCGAGCGCATCGTCAGCCTCCTTGTCGGTCACGGCAGAGCTTTCCGCCTGCTCAACCGCGTGGTTCGTCGCAATTGCTTTCGCGCAATCGTCCTGCATCCGGCGCTCCTCGCGCTTTCCTGCCAAGTGCGCAAGCGCCCAGGTCGCGCCGGCGGCCAAGAGCGCCGCGAGCGCGGCGGGTCCAGCTTTCAGGAGCGCGGTGAGCGAGGCGAGCGTGATCATTGAGCGCGCGCCTCGGCGAGCTCGATCATGGCGACAACCGCTTCGCGCACCTTCTTAGAAAAGCGCTTGCCTGAGCGCTCCTGAAGCGCATCGTAGCGCGCCTTGAGCGCGGACGGGAGCCACACGGCGATCGATCCGCCGTAGCGGACTGACTCGCTTGTGTCAGGCGCGGAAGGCGAGAAATCGCCTAATATCGACTCCAGCGTTTTTTCCATTCCGTAATTATAGAGATGATCTATAATTTTTCTATAATAATAGTTTCTATCTATGGGCAAGAAACGCGGACCGAAAACCAAATATAATGATGAGCGCGGCGAAGCATTCGTGCGTCTCGCGCGCGCTGGGAAAACCGCGGCCGAGATCGCGGAAGCGCTGCGCGTTTCCCGCAAGACGCTCACGAACTGGATGCGCCGGAACCCGGAATTATTACTCGCCGTCCGGAGCGCGCGAAAGCTGGCCGATGGCGTGGTGGAGGCGGCCCTGTTTCAGCGGGCGACCGGCTATTCCCACAAGGCGGTTAAGATCTTCTGCAGTAAGGAAGGGCTGGTCACTCAGGTCCCCTACGTCGAGCACTACGCGCCCGATACCCAGGCCGCGATGTTCTGGCTCAGGAACCGTCAGCCCAAGCGCTGGCGCGAAAAGAGCGACGGCACTGACGTGAACGTGCGGGTCAATAACTATGCGCAGATGAGCGACGAGCAGCTTGACGCAAGGCTTGCTGAGCTCGAGCAGCGGCGCGCGCCTGCGGCCGAGCTCGCGCCGGCTGCGGAGGACAGCGCCGCGGATCCTGGCGCGGAGCCGGCGCCGGAGGCGAATGAATGAAGCTTCATCGCGTGAATTTCTATCACCCACGCAGCTTTGGCTCAAAGAGTTGGATCCTCCTGACGGGCTTTAATGTTTGGCGGATGTATAGCATCGACTTCGATGCCTTCGTCTTCGGCTGGAAGATCGCGGTCCTTGGATTTCAGTTTCAAATGGAATGGATCCTCGGAACGTGACCCGCGCCGAGAAGGAGGAGCTCCTCCGCCTCCTCGAGGAGCGCGAGCGCAGGGACGCCCTCTGGAAGCCTTTGCCGGGCCCGCAGACGCTTGCGCTTGAAAGCGAAGCGCAGATCCTGGGCTACGGAGGCGCGGCTGGGGGCGGCAAGACCGATCTCGCCTGCGGAAAGGCGTTAAGACGCCATAAGCAGATCATGATCCTGCGTAGGCAAGCCACGGAACTGACCGCGGTCATCGAGCGGCTGACGCAGCTCTTAGGCAATCGCGACGGCTACAACGGGCAAACGAAGCTCTGGCGCTTGGATAACCAGCTCATCGAATTCGGATCCGTCCCGCACCCAGGCGATGAGCGGAAATACCAGGGGCGCCCGCATGACCTGCTCGTGTTTGATGAGGCCGCGAACTTCCTTGAGCACCAGGTGCGGTTTCTCCTGGGCTGGCTCAGGACGACCGATCCCAATCAGCGCTGCCAGGCGCTCCTCACGTTCAACCCTCCCACGTCCGCTGAAGGCCAGTGGATCATCTCCTTCTTTGCTCCCTGGCTTGATAAGAATCACCCCAATCCCGCCGCCCCTGGCGAGCTCCGTTGGTTTGCCACAATCGAAGGAAAGGACATCGAAGTGGATAGCGGCGAGCCCTTTAAGCAGGGGGGCGAGACGATCAAGCCTATGTCCAGGACCTTCATCCCGTCTCGCGTGACCGATAACCCCTATCTCATGGGAACAGGCTACATGGCGACGCTGCAAGGCTTGCCTGAGCCGCTTCGATCCCAGATGCTAAACGGCGACTTCCACGCAGGCCTTGAGGACGATCCGTTTCAGGTCATCCCCTCCCGCTGGGTCGAGCTTGCAATGGCCCGCTGGGCGCGGCCGGCGAGGCTACCGCCCATGGATAGCGTAGGCGTTGAT